CACAAAAATTCATAACAGAATACACAAATAATGGGTTTTTAAAAATCATATTTGGTGGTGGGAGTCAAGATATTAGTCAATTATCGGAATTTGGTGTTGATTCAGCATTAGTATCTAAAATTGGTGATTTCATTAATAATTCATCTTTAGGTATTACACCAACAGCTAATAGAACTATGTTTATAAAATATAGAACTGGTGGTGGTGCAGCAACTAACGTTGGACCAAATGTATTAACATCATTAGGGTTAGCTAACATTATAATTAATGGGCCAACATCAGCAATGAATACTAGTGTTAGAAATTCAATAAGAGTTAATAATCCAATACCAGCTTTAGGTGGTAAAGATGAACCATCAGTTGAGGAAATTAGAAATTTAGTTAGATATAATTTTTCAGCGCAAAATAGAGCTGTAACAATAAACGACTATCAAACTAGAATATCATTAATGCCAGGTGAATTTGGTGCACCTTATAGATGTAGTGTTTACGAAGAACAAAATAAAATTAAAGTACATATAATAACGTTAGCTAGTGATGGAACATTAAGTAATATGTCATCAACAACATTATTAAATAATATAGCAACATATCTATCAGATTATAGAATGATAAACGACTATATTGAAGTTACAAACGGTAGGGTTATAAATTTAGGGTTTGAAATTGATTTAATAATTGATAAACAATATCCACAATCACAAATAATATCTGAAGCAATAAACAATACCAAAAATTATTTCAACATCGATAAATGGAATATGGGTGATGATATATATTTAGGGCAATTAATTGAAAGTATTAATAGTATAAACGGTGTATTAAACGTTGTTGATGTTAGAGTTTATAATAAAGTTGGGGGTCAATACTATTCAAATAATGAAATATCTCAACCTTACATTGATGACGCAACAAGACAAATAGATTTATTGGGTGAATTTAAAATATATGGAGAACCTAATAGTTTATTTGAGATTAAAAGACCAGACTCAGATATCAGAATAAGAGTTAAATAAATTATTTAATAAAGTTATATGTCAAACATAAGAATACGAACAACACCAGGTGGTGAGGATAAATATTTAACTGTAAATTTAAATCAAGATTTTGATTTTGTTGAGATTTTATCATTAAAATTAAGACAAGATGATGTATATAGAAATTTCTGTTCAGATTATGGTGCCGTAGTAGGTAGAGCTATAGTAAATAATGGTCTAGGTGTACCTAATGCTAAAGTATCTATATTTATACCTATTGATGAAATTGATAGAGAAAATTCTGAATTATTTGGATTATATCCATATGAACAAGTTACTGATGTAAACTCAGATGGTATAAGATATAATTTATTTCAAAATAAGAATAACACTAATAATGTTTGTCACACACCTATAGGTTCATTTCCAGATAAAAGACAAGTTCAGGATAACGACAATTTATTGTATTTGTACAATAAATATTATAAATTCACAACCACCACAAATCAATCTGGTGACTATATGTTTTTCGGTGTTCCAGTTGGTGAACATCAGGTTCAAATTGATGCTGATTTATCAGATATTGGTATATTATCAACCAAACCATATAATTTAATAAATGAAGGTTATAATGATAAATTATTTGATGGTGGTAATAAATTTAAAGGTGATAATAATTTAAATTTATTGGCTCAAGTTAAAAGTAAAACACCAGTAAGTGTTAATGTATTACCATTTTGGGGTGATGTTGAACAATGTAATATCGGAATAACAAGGTTGGATATTGATTTAAATGTTAATATAAAACCAAATGCTATTTTCATGGGTAGTTTATTTACTGATAATGAAAAAAATTCAATTAATTATAGCTGTAGACCTAGAAATAATGTAGGTAGGTTATCAGAACTTGTTACAACACCTGGAACGATTGAAATGATAAGAAAAAATAGTAATGGTGATATTGAATATTTTGATATAAACGGGGGTAATTTAATTGATGAAAATGGTACATGGTTATATACAATACCAATGAATTTAGATTATGTTTACACAAATGAATTTGGGGAATTAATACCAACTGATGACCAAAGCAAAGGAATACCAACTAGAGCTAGAGTTAGATTTAGGATTAAAGCTAATGACACTGGTGAAGAAGGTAAATCAAGAAGAAGAGCTGCTTATCTAGTCCCAAATAATCCAAAAACAGCTCAAGAAGTTGACTATACTTTTGGTCAATCAACTAAAAATAGTAGTTTTGTTGATTTATATTGGAATAAAATATATACAGTTTCAAATCACATAACTAGAGTTCAAGGAAATTTTAATCTAGCAGAAACGACAGTAGGTAATGAAAATGCCATATTTATAAAACGTGTTAGTGAAGAAACAACAAACAACCCATTTCCATATAATAAAATATACAAAACAACATTTGGTAGAGTTGATTTAAATTTTTATAATGACTGGATTAACGGTTCATTGTATTATTTTTTATTTAAATATAAACCTAGATTAACTCAAGAAGATAAATTTTGTAATAATATAACTATTAACTATAATACCAAAGTAGTTGATAATTGCACAAATTGTAATCCACAAAATAATTACGACAATGCATCTTTACAACCAAATACTGAAGTTGACGGAACCTCAATACAAGAAAATCTTGATACAGGTGTTATATATAAAAATAATGACGAAGGGGAATTTTATTACGCATCAGTTAGTGAAGAATGGTCATATGGGTCAAACCCAAAATTAAAATTATACGCAACAAAAATAGTTAATCTAGGGTCATTATTAGATTGCGATTGGCAAGGTTTACCAATATTTTATAAATATTTAGAAAGTAGCACATTTCAAATACCACCAGAAGATGCTGAATCACATGAAAGCGGACCATTTCAAGGTGATGTTGATATTAACGGTTTCAGTCCAGTAATAAAAACACCACAAACTATATGGGGGGTAACAGTACCAAATATGTTTAATATTACAGGGGTCAATTGTAATAACGTTAAACGTATATGTGAATTAGGTGTAGGGTTAGATGAAGATAGAAGAGACCCAATTACTCAATCTGGACCAAATGCTGATGGTAGAATAGGTAATAATGATGTTGAAAGTGCAAAAGTTAGAGGGTTATTTGTTTATTTAAATTCAAACTTAACAACAATTCCATCAGTATATTTTGATTTCCCATCATCACCAATTGATGATTATTTTGATTCAAATTATAGGAATTTTAAAGGTTACAATCAAGTTAATCCAAATGAAGTTTGGTTTTTTAATAATTCATTTTATTTTTATTTTGGGTTAATACCTGGAAAAACAGCATTGAATAGATTATATAGTGAATACTTAGGTAATTGTTAAAACATATTAGATGATTAATAGATTAAAATATAGATTAAATAGTACTAAATTCAAAGGAGCTTCGAATACGGATTCTTACTTTAATGTTAATTTAGAATCAAAAAATAAATTATTACCACCTGGTGAAATCAGTAGAACAGTTAACGCTGGTGATGTATTTGATAAAGAGAGAGATGAAAGTAAACTATACAGAATAATACAAACATTATCACCATTATTTACTAATGTTTTATTTAATTTATCAGGCGATAAAGGACCATCAAATTATTTTACAACTGTAGATAATATTGATGAAACTAAATCTTATGGATATGAAACATTTGATGGTTTTGTATTTAAAAATGATGCTTTTGATACATCACTACCACCATTAACTTATTTACAATCTTTAGATAAAAATTTAAAAGAACAAAATGGTTGGTTTGGTTTATATAACCCAGATGCACAAAAAGGTGAAATATGTAATTTTTACGATTTGGAACCAACCAGAGATAGATTTGAATTAAATAGTTCATTAACAAATAGAAACTGGGAATTAACAATAACCTATCCATATAAATCGGATAATACACACTATTTAGTTAACAATGGACTTTTAATAACCACAGCTGAACTAGTTGATATTGGTGGTGTAGATATGGTCGCATTAGGCTCAGCAGTACCACATAATTTAGTAGTTGGTGATACTGTTAGATTAACAAATATGCCAAACTCAAATATGAATGGTGATTTTAATGTTATATCATTAGGTTTTAATAGTGAAAATTTTGAAACTTTTTTTGTTGTTGATATAGGTGTTAATAATGCTGTTTTAGGTAATTCATTCACATCAGGTAGATTAAAAAGATTATATTACGGGAATGAAGTTACTTATTATTTTAGGAAATTTAAAAAAGTTAAAAGTTTTGAAACACAATCTGATTTAACAAAATACAGTTACGATTGTTATCCATTAGCTTTTAGTCAAACAATATACGGTGACCAAAATTATCAAATTACAATCAATGATGATATTGATGTTTCAGATTTGGTAGATAATTTAGGTAGACCACTAAGTGAATTATATTTAACAGTTATTAAAACAGATTCAGATGGTTTATTTACCAAAACAATATCAGGTCTTGATTTAGAGGATTACCCAGGTAATGTTGGAACACAAACTATAAATCAACGAAATGTTTCTAATATAAGAAAAATGCATACAATAGCACCACCATTAGCACCATTTGATAGTCACATACCATTAGAGAATGATGTTAATATAAATAATTCTGATTATTATGGTGATATATGTGAATATAATAAATTTGAGGTAAAAGAAACTGTATTAATTAGGGTTATGCATAGGTTTAATACTTTAGACCGAGAAACAACAACATTAGTACCAGTAACTGGATTAAATATTGGTGGACCAAGAAATGAAGGTTATATTTATAATCCTCATTTTTTAATAAAAATAAGGCAATTCTCAAATTATACAGAACAAAGTGAAACAAATACTGTTGGAATTCCAGAATATGCTGAAAATTTAGGTGACGGTAGATATTTATGGAGAGATTTATTACCAATAGGTTTTAATGATGGTCAAGACGAAACATTAGACTACCCATTTTTAAATGGTAGACATTATTTACATCAAAATATATGCGTTTATACCAGAAGACAAGACCCATTTGGTAATTTTGGGTTATTATATACCACTAGTCAACCAAAAGATTATAGTGGAAATACGATTACCAATAATTTTGTTACTAAAATAGCTAATAATGAATGTTAATAAAATCACAATAAATTTAAAGACGTTAAATAGTGAAACTGGTACAACTATAAACATACCAATAGGTAATAATTTTCAATTAGTTGACCAAGAAGATATTATTGAAAGTAAATTTATACAAAGTGAGATAAATAAAAGTATTAACCCTACATTAGATTATGATAAAATTAGATTTAAACCAATAACATCAAATAATCAACTTATTGAAAATATTACTTATAATGTTCATTTTTTAAATGCAAATAATCAGTTTAATCAATATAGTTATTATGGTGATGTTGAAATAGGGTTTAACGATAGCGATATTAAATTCAGAAAAAAAGGATTTACTGGTACTTTTCTAAGGTTAAATTTCTATGATACTGATATACCAACAAATCAAAGATTATTATCTTTTATAACATTATTCACAAAAATTAATCAATCAGATATTTCAGACGGTTCGGTAATACCATTTGGTGATATAATCCCAGTAAATAATTTAAAAATACAATTTAACTTAGGTAATAATTTAGTTGATAGAAGTTTAAATGGTGAAGGGTTTTTTA